CGTAAAGCTCCCAGCCGCGCTAGTGTGACACAAAAGTGTTGCACAGTCCTACGATGCAGGAAGTGATAATCTGTGGTTGTAAAACGCAATGTAACCGCAGGTCCGATCGCCAAAGGATTTTCTAATGGCGTATCGACCGGGCAAGAAGTAATGCCCGGTGTCACCGAAGAGATTGAAACGTTCAACCATAATCTTAAGCTCCTTGGAGCCTCGGATTGTGGTGGTCCGTTCATACTACACAGGGACGCGTGGGGCCATGAATTTTCTAAGGCCCCCCCTGGGCAGTTCGCTGGGTCTGACTTCATCCCTTCGGGAGGATATCAGGCCGGGCATGTTGCTGAGCCCTCTAATGTAGAGCAGCTCACGCAAGGTGCAACAGCGATCTCTCGTTCCATACCTACCATTCCCACTGTCGCTAGTCTCGTTACTTTAAGCGAGACCATGCGAGATGGAATCCCTTCGGCACCTGGTGTCCAGGCCTGGAAAGAGGGCACTTTACGTGCACGCTCTGCTGGGTCTGAGTACCTTAATGTCGAATTTGGTTGGCTTCCGCTTGTCAATGACATGCGAAAGTTTGCCAAAGTTGTGAAGTCCCACTCTGAAATTTTGAGTGATCTTCGCAATGGGTCTGGTCGTTTGACCAGGGTTGGGTACGGATTTCCTAGCTGGTCTGACTCTGGCTCGTTTGATGGAGTTATGTTACTCTATCTTCCGGGCAATAACGGAGTCAGTCTAGCTACCACGTTTGTATGGACGTACTACCAGCAGAAGCGCACCTGGTTTAAGGGTGCGTTTAAGTATCATCTGCCGGAAAGTACTACCCAAGCGGGCAAAATGGCATTATATGCCTCGTATGCCGACAAGTTGTTGGGTTTAAAACCTGACCCTTCAACTTTTTGGAATGCGGCCCCTTGGACGTGGGCATTGGACTGGTTTGGTAATACCGGAGATGTGTTAACAAATATCTCCGAGTTAGGCCAGAACGGTCTAGCGTTGGTTTATGGGTATCTGATGAATTTCGGTCAGACCAAGGAAACTTGGAATCTCGCAGCTAAGCAGGGCTTTGGCCCCGCGAGGCGTACTCACTTACGTGAGTATAAAATGCGAATCCCAGCCAACCCGTATGGATTCGGCGTTTCTAATGCAGGGTTAAACCTGCAACAGAAGGCCACCATCGTGGCTCTCGGTCTTACCGGAGGTCGCGGCGGGTCCAAAGGCTAGTAGGCGAAAAGAACCTACTTGCTGACAACCCATGACGCGTGAGTACCCACTTGCGCGCCCCACAAAGGAGACATGCACCGTGGCTTTTGCCGATCCTCAGTCTGTCACTATCAGTGGCACAGCTATCAGTTTGCCCCGGATTTCATTCGGGGACCATTCTGGAGCTTTTGCCGCTTCTGATGGTCTGACCAAGCTGTCTGTTTCGCACACCAATGGTGCGCGAATCAGGCGGATGATCCGACTCGACAACAGCAAAATCGCTGCCGACCCGCTTTTGGCGGGCGTCAACGTTAAGGCTGGTATGTCGACCTACCTCGTCGCCGATGTTCCCCTCACGGGGTACGACGTGACCCAGACGAAGGCTGTTGTGGACGCTTTTCTTGCGTACCTGACAGCTTCTTCTGGAGCCAAGGTGGCTCAGTTCCTCGCTGCTGAGATTTAAGCAGTGTCGAGGCACCACTATAAACACAGGTCGCAGACCTTATTCCCCCCGAAGGGGTTTGTGGCCTGCCTCCGTTCGTCCCGGAAGGCATGCTCGTCGCCGAAATCAGCGTCGAGTACGGCCCAAAAGGCCATTCTTTTCCGACCGGGATAGTGACTGAAAACTGACGAGGGGAAATTCATCGCCCCAAGTCGACTGAGGTTCTGTTATCGGTGCTCATGATGATCCACCCCATTGAGGGGGACCATGAAAAGCATGACAGATCTCTGGCGTGAACTGGCTGAAGAACTAGCCAGTTGGTGTCACACTAGCACTACTCTCGACTACAAAAAGCTCGAGAGTCGGGTTCAAACTGAGGGTATTTCCTTCCTCACGATAACGCTCGCTTCCTTCGGGAAGAGTTTCGAGCATTGTCTAGAGGTTGGCCTCGTCGGCTCTACCGATTTTCCTGGTTTCAGGAGAAAAGGTGGTCTCCCGCTTTTTCTGGCGGGTTTCCTAAGTCGAATATTTGAACCCATGAGTGGTGCTTTGCGTGCGCAGCCGTGTTTGGATTCCATCTACGCGATAAGGCAGCTTACGCTGCTGTTCGCGAAGATTCAGTTGCCCTGCAGTGACAGCAGGGTCGCTGATGCCTTTCGCGGCTACGTTCGTTGCGAAGAGGAACTCAAAGATTGGAAATTTCGTAGCGAAGAAGAGGAGAAATCCTTCATTCGCATTTCCAATCTCCTGTTTTCGGATGTTTTCTCTGAAATGGATCGAAAGATCCACTTTGGAGAGCTCATACCGAGGCATGGTCCGGGAGCTACATCAGATAAGTACTCTGGAAACCAGAAATACGATCTGAAAACATGGAGCTCTCGTTTGGAAGGCTTATTCCCCTACGGGGAGTTCGCTATCCCAAATTGGCGATATTCTTATCGCTACGACCTTGTTGAGATCCTTGAGCCTGGTAAGGAGACACCCGTTAAGGTCATCTCCGTTCCTAAAACGCTGAGAACCCCTCGAATTATAGCGATGGAGCCGGCCCATGTGCAGTATATGCAACAGGCCATCTCCAAGCCATTCGTCGAGTTGCTTGAGAGTGAGGTTGTGCCCCGTAATAAGAGGCAAAACCTCGCTAAACACTTCCTCGGTTTTAGCGACCAAGTCCCAAATCGGGATCTGGCTCGCAGAGGGAGCGCTCAAGGCGATCTGGCCACACTCGATCTGAGTGAGGCTTCTGACCGCGTTCACATTCTGCATGTACGGGCCTTGTGTCATGATTTCCCTTCCTTGTGGGAGGGGCTTCAGGTCACTCGGTCCACGAAGGCAGAAGTACCTGGCCTTGGACTTTCTTTATGGTCCTTGAACAAGTACGCGTCTATGGGCTCCGCGTTGTGCTTTCCTATCGAGGCGATGGTGTTTTTAGTAGCCATCTTCCAAGGTTTGGAGGCACAATTGAAGCGCCCTCTGAACCGGAAGGATGTTTTAGCCTTCCGGGGTAAAGTGCGCGTTTACGGTGATGATATTATCATCCCTGTAGACAGTGTCTATTACGTGCTTGACTCACTCGCCCGTTTGGGTTTTAAAGTGAATGTCAACAAGTCTTTCTGGAGAGGAAAATTCAGAGAGTCTTGCGGAGGAGACTTTTATGACGGAGAGGACGTTCGTCCAATCCGGCTCACGAAAGCCTTCCCCCGATCACGTAAGGATGTACTCCAGTTGAAATCCCTAGTGGAATTCCGTAACCACCTTTACGAAAGAGGGTTGTGGAAAACCGCTAGTTGGCTAGACGATGAGGTAATTCGGAAGATTATTCCTTATTACCCCGTTGTCGAACCAACATCAAGTGGGTTGGGTCGCCGGTCTTTTCTGCCTTACGAGGCAGAGCGGATTGACGATGACACTCATGCACCAAGGGTGCGTGCATTTGTGTTAAAACCTCGCATACCGGCCAACTCGGCCAGTGGAGAGGGTTCCCTTCTCAAGTGTCTTCTTCCGAATCGAGGAGAAATCTTCGAGGACGAAGAGCATCTGGAGCGTTCAGGGCGTCCCTCAGCCGTCGACATCAAGCTGAGGTGGATTGCTCCTTTCTGATTTCAAGGGAGGAGCTCCAACTCGAC